CGAACTCGGGGCAAGTGTTTATCTTGTCGCGGATCGACCTCTGGCTGGTTTTACGAATACAGAAATGTTGGAAATGGTTACAGCCCTGACTGAACTTGGGGCTGCATCCACCAACACTGTCTATAAAAAGTTCCTGGCTTCCGAGTCATAATGTCTCGGAGTCCTTGGTTCTTTTTGGGTCTTTCTGTTATGTTCATTGCCCTAGCTTTGTCTGTGAGTATTCTCATAGGCGCTGCTAATGCCGTGTCCATCACAGAACATGAGGCTCAATGTATTGAATCTCATGAGTAGAGTTTTCGGTTTTATACCGTCTGCTCTTATTGCCATTCGAATTTTGATTGGCATACGTGATCTGTACACCCAATGGGTAAAGCTTAGGTAGGATTTTCCTACATTCGCTTTACTCCTGGCGAATATCATAGGCTAAGGAAACTCACCTCTATTTAAGGAGGAAGTTTGAAAAGCCTGATATTGCTCTGGATTAAGGTAGCAGAAGAATCTGCTACTCGATGTTGCACTAGCGCCACCATGGACATTAAAACTGTCCAAGGTCGGTCAAACGATGAGGGCTTGTCATTTCTGACAATCACCCTACCTTCCTTTGGCAAGGACTTCCAAAAAGGTCTTAACCAAGGGTTGGTTGATCGCGACATGTTCCAAGGTTTTTCTTGGCATGCAGGTCTCCCCCGATTTCTCGGAGGTTTCCTCGATCTTGTGTTTGACCGTGCTAGCGGTGTGCTACTGAATGAACCGTCCATTGATGCAATTCTTGCCGTTCGGCAACTAACGTTGCTGTTCAGCAAGATCCTCCTTCCTTGCACTCCTGCAAGAGATAGAAGGGCAATGGATGACTATATTCAGTGTGATCAGGAAGTGGCATACAATGATTCTCTTATGGAACCATCAGATTATGATGAATTTCACAGGATGTCATTGTTGCTGTTTGGGAGCATGCTTTCCAAACTAGACAAGATTGTCTATGATGGATCCCATGTTCCTCGACATGGGCCAGGTGCTACGGCTGATAAACTTAGGGGTAACTCTAAGTTCAACCAACGCACATGGCCTTCTCGTTTGGAGGAGTATTTCCCTTCTGGGGATTTTCTCTTCCCTAATGCTCGTTATTACAACGAACACTATGACGAGATCCGCTTCCTAGAACCTGGTTCGGAGATACCTGTTAAAGTTATCACCGTTCCTAAGACGCAAAAGACACCTCGAATTATAGCCATCGAGCCGACTGCTATGCAGTATGCACAGCAGTCATTGCTTGAGGCTATAGTTAATGAGGTTGAAACTAGTTATCTTTCTAGTTTCATCGGTTTCCAAAGCCAGGAGCCTAACCAGCTTCTGGCAGCGGAGGGATCCATTACTGGATCTCTAGCCACACTTGATCTAAGTGAGGCCTCTGACCGAGTGTCTAACCAGCTCGTTAGGACCATCACGCGTCAGTTTCCCCATTTGCATAGGGCGATTGAAGCGTGTAGGTCTCGCCGGGCGAGGGTACCTGGACATGGCGTTATTCGCATATCCAAGTACGCGTCTATGGGTTCAGCTCTTTGCTTTCCCATTGAGGCAATGTGTTTTCTTACACTTTGCTTTCTTGGGATTGAGAAAGAGCTTAGCACACGCTTTTCCAATCGTAACCAGATCATGGATTACGTTGGAAAGGTTCGCGTCTATGGGGATGACATTATTATCCCTACAGACACAGTGCATTCCGTGATAGACACCCTTGAGCATTTTGGTGCTCGTGTAGGTGCCGACAAGTCTTTCTGGATCGGAAGATTCAGAGAGTCCTGTGGTAAGGAGTACTATGAAGGCGAAGACGTTTCAATCGTCAAGGCCCGAAGAGTATTCCCTACATCACGGAGGGATGCTCCCGAGGTAATCTCTATAATCTCGCTTCGTAACCAGCTTTATGAGCATGGTTATTGGCAAGTTTGTAGATGGTTGGATGACAAGATCAGGAAGATGATTTATCATTTTCCTGTAGTTTTGTCATCATCCCCGG